GCTCGATATTCCGTTGGGAAAATTTGTAAGTGGCATTTCTTTTCTCCTATCTCAGGAACACAAAAGGGGGTTGGTATCTTTCCTAAGTGCCAAGGGGAATTAAACCCCAACTTACCCGGAGTTATTGGTGGGGCCGGAGACGCTTGGCGACTCCGACCCCAACCAAATCAGGCGCCCGGAGATCCGTACATCCCGCGAGGGTCGGACCAGCCAAACACATACCGCTCACGCGCTTTGTAGCGCATGTTGCCGGTGTTGAAATCGCCTTCCATTTTCGTCACGAGCTTGGTGCGCTCGAAGCATTTCATCGCGTTTGGCGAGTCAGTCTTCAAGAACCAGGCATCGTTGTCAGTCAGGAAGTGGTTGATGGTGAACCCTTCAGGAACCACGTTCTGGTTCTTGATCGAATTCAGATCGTTGTTGGCCGTTTCCACCCGGCCATCGGTGTTGAGCAGACGATCCACCGTAAACTGAAGCTGAGGTGGAACGATAAGCTTGCGGCCCTGCAGCGCAACCGTCAGGCCCCGCTCATCGGTGAACAGCGAAATGTCGATGATCGCGTTCTCGAGAGAGGTTTCGTTCAGGTCAGAGGCAGTCGTGGGTTCGTTCGCCCAGGTTCCGCCAGACTGGAGGGTGTGCGCGGTGTCGAGCAGTGGTAGCCCGTCACCACCAAGATCCGTTGCAAACGCACGATTAAGAATCCGGGCGCCCTTCACGTTCTTGGTGTACGCCATCGACCGGGCCATGGCTTTCGTGTAGCGGGCCGCGATCTTGTCATACTGGTTATCTTCGACAGCTTCCTCGGTGAGAGCGAAGGCCAGCGCGATGGTTTCGTGGGTGTACCTTGCGGTCCACGCCTCGGAAGCGTCATCGTACTGAACGCCTTGTCCCTCAGCCTTTACGGGAGCATTGCCGAAGCCAACCAGCATGACTTCTTCCTCAAAAGCACGTTCGGAGGTTTCTTTCTCGAAGATCTCCGTATGCTCCTGATCGTACCGGTTGTACTCCATGCCGAAGAGAGCGTTGAGGCCAGGCTCAAGCTCCTTCGCCAGTTGCGCTCTGTTAATAGCCATGGTGCTTTTCCTTTCTTAAGCGAGTCCGGCCACGCCAACGCTCTTGTAGATCTGCTGATTCATGATCACATAAGCGTTGCCATTAGCGACAGTTTCATCGCTATTTTCTGGGTCGGTGGAAATGCCGATAATCTTCAACGGATCAGTACTCGTTGCGGCAATTTCGCTGTGGTCGAGTTCAACCCTGGATCGGCCGGATTTCGTGTCGCCGTCAGTAAGGGTAAATGTGGCGTTCCCAAACGTGTCGGCGAAAGTCAAAATCCCGTCACACTGAACCTCGTACACAACCATCGGATCATCGATGATGTAAGCTTCGATGGTGCCAACGGTGATATTCGTGGAGTCAGGGTAATACCCTTTCCAGGTTGGAGTGCCCGAATTCGGGTCAATGTATTTGCACCCGGTGAACACGCCAAGGATATCAACCGTTGGCGCCGCCGCACTAAGGGCGATGTAACCGGTTGACAGACCAATGACCGGATCCCCGGTAAAAATACCGGAGTTCGCGGAATTGTAGTTATCGGCGATCTGATACGGATTCACTGCGCCCGTGTAGTCGCCGCCAAGGCAACGGACAGGTCGCAGTCCAAAAGGGTTATCGTTGTTAGCCATGATCTTCTTTTCCTTAGGTTAGGGTATAGGGTTAAGCACTTGCCCTTCCGGCACCAAAAGTAACTCTCGTATTTCTTTGTGATTGGTCGAAGGGCATGCGTGGATCGTTTGCCTTCAGCAGATCATTATCCACGGCCTGGTCTGCCTGTTCGTTTCTTCGTTCAAAATAACCGTTTCTTTGCTTCACGATTTCAACCGGAATCCGACAAAGCATCAAGCCGCCGGTCATGAAGACACCGGCATGCTTGCCATCTTCGATGGTTGGGCACACAAAGTCGGGATAATCTTGTCTTACGACAGGTTCATATCCTTCGCGGAACCGGGCCGACACATTCTTGGAATCCCAGACATTCCGTACTTCACACCTGATCCATCTGTGGTGATATCCTGGGGGTGGTTTCGGGGCTGTCAGGAGGGATGGCGGCGCCCACGACTTCGGACGCTCATGGTTATTGCGAAGCATATCTGCCCTGTCTTTGGGCATTTCCATTTCTTCGATGCTCTGCATCTGAGCTTCGATATCTCCAGCCGGAGCATCCTGTACAAGCGCAGGTTCGTACTCAGGCTCATCAGCTACAGCTGTAGCTGGCGGTTCTGCGAAAGGTGTTGGATCTGATGGCGGAGCTTCAAACGCGCCGGCAGCTAAATTAGCCGTGTCGTTATTCTCTGTATCGCCATCATCCTCAAGCCCGAAGGCACTTTCGTTCTCATCAGGCATTTTCTGCCTCCTCTTCTCTCTGTCGTTTTAACTTCTCACGAGCATAGGCTTCGTATGATACTCCGATGCCTCTAGCCACGGCCTTTTCAGACGGTGACAACTCGACCCTTGTACTACCCTTTTTGCTACGAGCAGACCCGGAAGAACTACCAGCGGGAGCCACGGTCTGTTTTGGCTTTGTCCCACCTACATATTCAGATGCGCCGGAACCGGCGGGTGCTTCAGGTGATCCTGCGTTGCCTTTGAACATGTGTGGAAACATGCTCTCGACACGTTTTTCAATTTCAGCATAGTATCCATCGCTGTGGAGGTCAACCCCCTGTGATTCAAGTTCGTAGTGCTGTTGCATGGCATAATCGGTCATGCCCTGGTGATTGCCAAACCACTCGGTTTTCTCGACCCAGTCAGCAGCCTTTGGATCGATATCCCTTAATGTACGGGTATCCTCGGGCGGCGGCGGAGCGGGATCTCTTCCCTCAATTCCCCTGTTTGGCGGCTGTTCCTGCGATTCAGTCGATGCTCTTCGATTTTTAACCCTCTGAATAACATTGGCATCTGCGGCCAATTTGCCAATTAATTCGGTAGCATCAGCGATTCCATCTGGATCTCCTACAGTATGTGCCGTCCTGAGAGCCGTTCGAGCCTCGGCCATCTGACTTTTATTTCTCTCTTCGGCCTCAGTGACAGACACATTTTCTTGGCCCTTCAATCGCTTCTTGAGATCCTCATTTTCAGCATGAAGTCCCTTAGCGTAATTCATTGCCTCCGATTCGGCGTTCTTTGATTGAGTCGCCTTGTATGTAAGCTGATTGATTCTTTTTTCTACCCGTTTGCTATGCTCACTGAGCTCTTTGTCCTCATCTGTCGCATTCTCGGGCGGGATCTCACCCTTCTTGCCGCGAACCTCCTCGTCATCCTGGTCTTCTTCCTCAGGATCTTTGACAACGACAGCTTCGCCCTTATCCTCATCAACATCAAAGGATGTGCTTTCCTCGGTGTTTTCGTCTTCCTGCGTTGCCGCGAAATTAGCCTGTTCCTGCTCCTCGGCAACGATACCTTCTTCTGCCGCCATGATCCTTCCTCCTAAAGCGTCCTGACATCGTCAGGATCGAGAATCTTTGCGATGACCTCGTCATCGTTGATAATGCGAACCTCCGGGTTTTCCCCGGTGTTGAAGTAAAGTCTGAACCTTGCACCGGAATATTTACCGATGACCACCCATTCGCCCTCCTCACACCAGGGATCGATCTTACCCGTCTCTGGATTGAGGTCGAATTTCCGTGGGTTCTTGTAGCAAATGGATCCCATCTTCAAGACCTTGGCCACCACGGTAGCCAGTGCTTCCTTGGTGGTTCCTGAGTCGGCCAGATGGATGCCGCCCTTCGAAACCCGCTGCCCCATGTATGGCCGAACAAGGATTCGCCACCCAACAGGCTGAGGGACTCTTGCCCACGCATCATCACCAAGAGCTTCCATGCTGACATCAGCAAGTTCTTCGTCTGGGACTACAGCTGTCCCAAAAGCAGAAGCAAACTCATCCCCGGAAAGCTTTGCGCTCTCCTCGTCTTCAACTCTTCCCTGGCCCGGTATAAAGCTCATCTTCCTCGTTCTCCTTGTTCGCCTCTCGGATCTCATCCTCAAGGTGTGCGATGAATTTGACTTCACCCATAAGGGCTGCGTACTCATCCATCGATTTGAGTTGTCCAGACATCAGATACGTCTGGATGTCCTCGGTGCGCTCATCCATTGTCTTCCCGACAATATGAGCGAGTTTTGAATCATCGTTCATCATTACGGCCATTATTCGCCGCCTCCGCTAGGACGCATTCGAGCTATCTTCTCTGCGCTTTCAATCGAATCTTCCTTCTGTTCATCGCTCGAAGCGATTCGCTCTCTTGCTACCTGCGTTCTCTGGTCACTTGTATACTTTGCGGTAGCGTCTCTCTTGAAGCCAAGAACGTCCGCGGCCTGGCCACGCTCACGATCAAAGGCCATTTTATCGGCATCCTTCTTGGCCGACTGACGAAGCTCTTCTGTCTTGATGGCCAATTCTTGTTTCCTGATGGTAACCAGCGGATCCTCGTCCTGACCGGCGCCAGCCTCTTTTCTCATCTCGGCGTACTTGTCGATCAGCTTGCCAACGGCGTCAGCAATAAATGCGCTCTTTTCTTTTTCAAGGCTTTGAGCTGCACCCTGCTGAACCTCAGGAGAAAGCTTGGAGATAGACTCCACCCTCTGCTCGAATTCCTGATCAGCCTGCTCTTTTGCTTGCAGGGCCATATGTTCGAGAATGTGAGATTCAAAGGAAAGCTGGACAACAGGATTGATCATGGTCGGCAGGGACATGCAGGCTACATGTACATCAATATGCGTAGCGTGATCCTGCCCCTCGAATGCATACATCGGTTCGCCGGTCAGGGCCTCGGAAGCTTCCGTGGCCGGATCCTTTGGCTTGGGTTCTTCTGGAGGGGGAAGTATGGCTTCGATGTCCTGAACGCCAAGAGCGGAATACATCCTACGGTAGGCTTCATGCTTTCCCTTCTTGCCGTGTAGTTCAGGATCGGATGTGACCATCCGCAATTCTGTTTGCGCCATCGACACGCGCTGTGTCATTGAGAAAATGTTAGGATCTGAGACGGGAAGAACATCGACCTTGGAATTGAAATCTTCTGCCAGAACATCCCTACTTTTACCTGAAACCTCGTATGGGTATTCGGTGTAATTCTCTCCAACGATTCGATTCAGATTCCTTAGCTCATTTTTCTGCGCCCGGTGACATCTCTTATGGACGCCCGACATCACCTTGAGGCCTTGCTCAAGCAGGGCTATCGTTGTTCCTACCGGGGCCTGCTCGTTGGAATCGGCAATCTTCTCGTTCGTTGAGGAAGCGAAGTCATTGCCAGCCTCGATGATCATTCCAAGAAGCTGGAGAAGGGTGCTGGATGGCTCCTTGAACGGAAGCGGGATAATTTGCTCTTTCAGGTTGCCGCCAGGAACGTCAACATCCCTAAACTCGCCCGGCTTGATGGGTTCATTATCGCCGCGAATCCGCATCCCCTTGGCCTTGAATCCACCCGGTAGGTTCGAGAATACACCCGCATCGATGAGCATTCTGAGAAGAGCAGTCGCTGTGATCGAGAGGTTTCCGATCATATGCGTCAGGCCGAAGCCATAGAATCCAAGGCCAGGCATGAATTTGTAATGAGAGAAGTAGCTTTTTCTTTTCTTGCTTTCGTCACCCTCGTTCCAGTTCCGGCGAATGGCCAGAATCTTCCTGGATCCCTCTTCGATTGTGACTATGTATGGAACGCCAACGCCCTGAGACTCTTCCTCGAAGCCTTCCATGACCATCGTCACATGCACTTCGAACAGGGTGTATTCTTCCCTTTCGTTCGAGGTTGTTATCCCCTGAACATCAAGGTCGGTTTCTTCAAGCTCTGAGACAGTTTCCTCTTCCGGTTCGCCCAGATCTATGTCCAGATAAGCACCAGAGGCCATCATCATATCCATCGTGTTGATGGACATTTCCACCTCGTGCGCGAATCTCGTACATGTCCTGATGTCGTTGGTTGTGTAGGGTACGATTAGGTCGTGAGCTAGAACAAACCTTGAGGCCGGACGGCCAAGAGCGTCATCCCAGTAAGTCTTCTTGAATGCTGAACCATCAATGGGAAGCCTGAAGAGGAGGTTGTCGAATTCCTCTTCGAATTCTTCCATCTCCTCTGTGACCAGGTAGTTGATAAAATCCTTTACCCGCTCACCCTGCTGAACCATGGATGGGTTCGCAACGCCCACGATATGAGCCTTTGCTGGCCCTCCCGCAGGATAAAGTTCTCCGTATGCCTGAGCCTGAAACTGAACCACAGCCTTGGACAGGAGGGGATGAACGACACCAGAAGCACCTTCGAATAATTCACCATGCTCTTCGTAAGCTGTGCCCAGAAGCTCAAGGCCCTTTTCAAGGGTCTTCTCCCAGTCTTTTCGGGCAGATTTATCGTCATCTATCGATTTGAGTAGATCTGAGGAGATTTTTGTAAGGGTGTCTTTATCGAGATGATCTGCCAGATTGGCGTCATGCTCCATGGCGGCGGCAGCGGCAGTCATGGCTTCTTCGTCAACTTCCGGTTCTGGTTCTGCGCCCTCGTCAACAACCTCGATTTCCTCGAGTTCATTTTCGAGTTCCGCGTCTTCGTTGGGGGGATACCCCGCTTCGAGAACAGGCTCTATCGCCATTTACATCTCCCGCGGAAACCACCCCAATTGGCTCCCTATATTTTATGCATAAAAAGCTTTTCTTCGCTTCTTTCTCCCAGGTTCTTCATCTTCCTCGTAGTCATCGGGATTAATAATAAACCCGCCTTGCCGGAATCTCAACATAGCTTGTGTCGTGCTGTCAACATAATCGTCATGATCTCCATACGGGAAATCAGCACATTCTTCAATGACATCGCTGGCAAAATTCTTTTCTGGCGCCCACACCATACCCGACTCAAACATGGGTGCCACGGAATTTGCCTTGGCTACCTTATCTTTTCCTTTGATCGGATTGAATTTAACAACAGGAATTCCAGTAGCCCTGAGCTCTTGAATGAGCGATGTGCCTGAAGCCTTGTTCTCGATGATCGTCATGTCCGGGTTCCACTTCTTATGCTCGGCCAGGGCAATCCTCTTTAGATCTGGGAATTCCCACCGGCCCTTCTGCGCGTCCAGGAGTATGACCATCTGAGGGTCGCCCTTCTCAAGCTGGAAAACTCCCCATGTGGTGATGGCAGAAAAGTCAGCTGTCTCATCAGCGAGAAAAGCCGTGTCGTAGGATTGAAGAACATAATCAACCTCGGGCGGATCGTCATGCTTCCACTTCTGCCACCACTCGCGCTTGAGGATTGCTCCCTCCTCGGCTGTGGGATTCTGCATGTATTCAGCCAGCCACTTGGCAGTACCGATAGATGCCTTGGTGGCAAGGAGCTGCTCTTTTGGCCAATAGGTTGGCCAGAGGGATCTGCCGTTATTGAGTATGGCCGGGAATTCGACCACCTCCCACTCGTCAGCGAATTCCTCACCCATGGCATTCAGCACACGGGCCGTCAGATCCTTCTTCGTCCACCTCGTCATTACGAGGACTACGGCCCCTCCTGGTTGGAGTCTCTGTCTGGGTCCACCCCTGTACCACTCGTAATGACCATCGAGAACCGCAGGTGATTCGGCATGCTTTTCTGAATGCGGGTCATCAATGATAAATAGGTCGGCTCCGTGACCTGCAATGGACGTACCGACTCCAGCGGCGTAATACTCTCCGCCGGCCGATGTCTGCCATTTGCCCTTGGCCATGGCGTCTGCCTTGAGGGCTGTTCCCGGGAAGAGCAATTGGTATTCGGGTTTTCTGACAAGATCTCTAACCTTTCCGCCGAACTTCAGCGACAACTCGCTCGAGTGAGTGGCCTGCATGACGTAGCCGTCAGGCCGCTTTCCTACAAAATATGAAGGGAGGTAAACCGAAGCGAATTCAGATTTCGTATGCCGCGGCGGCATGTTGATAATGAGCCGCTTGAGATCGCCTGAAATGATGCGGTCAAATTTCTCTGCTACGATTTTGTGGTGGGCACCGGGAATAAATCCCGATCTAATCGAACCATCGTCATTGTAGTATGTAGGCCATAAATACCTGACGTATGGAAGAAAATTAGATCGTGCGGCATCGAGAGTGTCGTGGACTTTGAGTTTATCCCCAAGGCTTTGGAATCTTCGCAGTTCTTCATTTATCAATCCTGATGGGTTGTCCAGAACCTCTATGGACATTAATCACCAACCTCTATCTCGTTCTGATATTCCCGCCAACTATTGTATCCCATTGAACGCGCCCTAAGTTCGTTTAGTTGACGTTGTGCGCTTTGATCTGCGCCACCATCCGGGTCTTCATTGTTAGCCCTTCTTTGCTCTTCCTCAAGCCGTTTTCTGTTAGCAGCATACTCAGCCTGACGCCTTGCCTCTTCCGCCCTGCGCTGTACATCTCGATAATGTTGCGCCATCCGCGCATCATTTGCCGCCCTTGCCGCCCTCTCAGCCTCTGCCGCCCTGGCAACTTCATCCGCCTTTTGTTTGGCCACGGCAGCGGCTTGAGCCGCAGCCTTCTCTTTCATTTCATCAAGCTGCCTTGGTTGCAACTGTTGTAAGAGTTCCTGGTTACCTGTCAGTCCGCCCTCTTCATCGAAATTTGTGTCAAAGAGGTCAACATTATTTTTAAGAACATTGGCCTCCTGGACATTGTGCGTTCCGTACTGATCTCTTAACTGCTTTTCAAGGAAGTTAATCATCTCGCTGGCAGTCGTTCCACGCGAATCATGCGAAGTCATATCCTGACCGGCTGCCGTAAAGCGGTTCATCAGATCCTGAGATGGTGCCTGGAAGTTGGAACCAAGAAGACCCTTGGCCTCGTTAAGGAGACTTCCGGCCCGTCCATACTCTTTATGCTGAATCGATCTCGTGGTCGGCATCTTGTTGGTCATTAATCCATGAGCCAGAACAAGGGCTGCCGGGATGAGTCCAACACCAGTCGATGCCATGGCACCAAGACCTGCCGCAGTGGCCGCGCCAGAAGCAAGAGCTCCAACACCTGAGGCCGCGATGTTCGCCATCGACCCTTTGCCAGGGCCGTTGATGAGTTCAGAAGCAATAGTTCCAATCGGGCCGGAATAGGCGCCAAGACCAATTGCCTGAGTTCCCGCCTTGATGGCCGTGCTGGTCGCAACGCTTTCAGCAACGTCTTTTTCATCTCCGCCAAAGGCCAGACCAAGTGCGCCCTGGAATGCGGCCCCGCCGGCTAATGCGCCCCAGTTAATGTTGTCCCAGGAGGGGGCGGAGGTTCCGAATGGATCATCTACATACGGGTTGGCCATCTCTTCACCACCACCGCCGTAAACTTCCTCCCAGCCCGTCTGTCCTGCCGAACCTGGGGCGATCATGTTAGCCATGTCATCGCCAGTTAGTGGCAATTGAGCGTTGGCCATCTCTTCACCACCGCCGCCGTAGACTTCCTCGTAGCCTTGCTGGCCTGACGAACCGGGAGCGATCTGGTCGGCCAGATAGTTAGCCTCGGCCTGAGCAAGTTCAGATGTATCGTGGAAATAGTCTGCATCCTCATTCTCAAAACCGGGAGCGGTATCTCCGGGGCCAAGCTCCACTTCCGTGGTTTCGCTCCATATATTTGACTCATCTTCACCGAATAAATCTTTGTATTGATCCTTCAACCAATCCGTACCCGCGCCAACAGCATTCATGCCGACATCACCCACATACCGAACCATCGGAGTAATGTCAGGCATCCTGAGATAATCGTCAGGATTAAAATCGCCGATCTCTCCGCTACCAGGAATCGGAATGCCGCCAATGGAGGCGTCAGGTGGCGCCTGATTCTGAGCAAACAACGCAGCGTTCGGATCATCGCCCGGCTGGTCGGTGTCGTGCAGATCCATCTTCGCGCCGGGCACTCTCACAGGAAATGGATCCACGCTCTGAATGTCCGTCAACTCAGGATCTTTAGGATCATATCCGCCAAGGTCGCCCAGGGCACCAAATCCGCCAAGGTCGCCCAGGGCACCAAAATTCCCCATGCTGGCCAGACCGCCGTAGACGAAGCCCTTGCGTTCTACCGGCCGGCCACCCGACTGTATAAACTCCTTGAATTTCTTCCGGGCCATGATGGTGGGAGCCGGAAGCTGGAGGGATTCCTCTTCAGGTGAAGTTTGAGATGGATTGAGGTTGTCCATTACATCACCATTTCATAAGCTGACACAAGACCGCCGTGGGCATACCTGCCAGAGAAGTCATCACGCGATGACCTCGCCATACTGTCTGAACCCCCTGCATCAACCGGCATGCCAGATGCCTTGGATGGAGAAGTCGTTTTAATTGGATTGAACTCGCCGTTCTTGTCAATGCGAACATATAGATGTCCATAATAATGGTCATACTCAACAATTTTATTATCAGCAGCACCCTTTCCAAAAGTGTTCTTGTAAAATCTGTATCCCCAACCATGCCTGGGATTACCTTTCTTGCCGAAACTGCCAGGAATTTTAACTACAAGTGGCGTTTGTTTGCTTTTGGCTATCTCTCTGGCTTTGATAATGGTCTGCATAAGGGCATCGTTATATTCATCAAACTTGAGCTTTTTATTTCCGTTTACCATCGTCCGTATGTCTTCCATATCAAGTTGTGGAGTCCATGCGCCAGCCGAAACGGAGGCCTTGAATCTTACAGGGCCAATGGGGGTCTTTATGAAGTCCAGGTAATCCCCCACATCATCTACACCAAGTCGGCTCACCACTTCTGCGTGTCTGAAACCCATGCCCATATCAAGGGCCTGACTTCCAAACGGTTTAGACACATACGGCTCTTCGAATTTAAAACCAGCATCCGTTGCTTCTTTTCTGGTCATAGATACGACAACCGTCTTATCGCCACGCCTCTTAGCGGCCTCTAAATCCGTTGCCTGACCGATGGCTTTAAGTCTCCCGTCTGCTCCGCGCTTTACTCCACCTTCAAGGAAGATTGTCCCTCTATTATCAGGCCGCATCATTACTAAATCCACGTTCATCTCGGCAACATCATCTCCATACAAAGTGCCATCTTTAGAAAAAACAATATTTCCCTCTGCTCCGTGATCGATATCAGCAGGATTAACTTCAGCCTCAACTTGGTCGGTATCCAGCTTTTTCTTAGGTACAGGATCTGGTTTGTTAGCAACATCATCAATAGCACTCTGAGTACGAGGATCAATATTTCTTGGAACAACCTCTGATGGTGGATCAAATCTTTTACGAAGTGCTTTGGTTTTCAATAAACCTTTCAGTGGAGGTGACTGTTTTGGTACAAGTCCAGCGTCAACAGCTTCATTTCTATCAACATAAACAGGAATCGTATCGTCGCCCCTGACCCTGGCGGCTTCAAGTCGATGGCTTCCATCGACAACCATCCACTTCCCGTCATCTGTTCTCATCACAGAAATTGGTGGAAATTCAGTTCCGGCATCTGCATACTCCTTGACGATAATGTCAGCCTTTGCTGTGTCATCAAGCTTTCCGCCAGGCATCGCGCTTTCGCCATGCTCAATTTTATTGACATCAATTTTACTAATTATTTCATTGGGCTCTTTTACGTTCGGAAGATCAACCTTGATTCCCTTTTTGAGAAGCTTTCTGACCAAACCTCTACTGGCATCACCGATGGGGCCAAGCAATGCGCCAAGCGCACCCAGCCCAGCTAACGCCGAATGGCCCGCAGTGCCCCACCATGATTCAGCATTGGCTGCATCTCTTATGTTCTGGGGAACTTCCCTGAAGGCATCCACATCACCCATAGGAGAGAAATCTCTGACAAGGCCTTTCAGGCTATCCATGTTTTCAGCCTGAACTTCCGATAAAGGACGTTCGCCAGCGACTTTTCGGCGGGCCTCCTC